CGTCTCAGGATCAGGTTCAGTCGAGGCTGAAAGCTGATGCCAAATGGATTCATGCCGACCTACGCGTATCGCCCGGCTGTTGGAGGCGCCAACCCGACGTTGCGTGGAAGATCCACGAGAAGAGCTCGTCTCTTCATTGGCGGCACGTATTTTAGAGCAAGAGATCCAGGTGGCAAGGGGAACAACATTTCAATCCAACTGGTTGAATGGACTAGCTCTGATGGACCACACGGTAAGCTTGTTGTCACAAACCACAATACTCTTTTCGGAGAGAATGTCACAGGACCGGTCGAAGTCGAGATCCTCGAACAAGCGCTCAACTGGAACGAAAGAATTCAAGTAGATCAGCTGACTACCACACCGAGAGCGCAGATAATTAGCATTAGTTTGCAAATAGCGCCCGGTGAAACTGTCACTGGCACGCTCGGGGGTTTCGCGTTTTCGAAGCTGTTTACATACGGTAGTAAACTGGCCACCAAAGTCACCCCGAAGCAATCGGAAATCACACCAACGAGTGTGATTGTTTTCAAACCGAGAGTTCGGGTGTATGATTTGGCGTCAATTACGGTGACACCCACGTCGTCAGACCCCTCGACGCCCGGCGTACCAGTTACCGGCTGGGATCCAGCAGCCTTGCGTGAAGCGATCAATGCAAATGATCCGTGGATCGAGATGATGCCACGATCAGGTACACCAGCTTCCTCAGACCCCTCAACACCGGCTCTACCACCTGCCGTCAAGTTCGATGCACAGGATGACGGTGTTGATGATCCAGTGATGACCGCCTTTGGCGACACCTACCTGACAGGTGGTGATGGCCTTCCAGATTCACCAAACACAGAAAGATCTGGACCATCCCGATCCATCATCTACGTCAATTACGGTGAGAGATACGACGGCACGTTGGCCGAGACCAATGAGGTCTACGAATGGGCTGGTGATTCCTCGACAGCTGGTGAGTGGAAAAAGTACTAACAGCCAACTAGCGGGTCGATGATTACGATCTGCTTCCCACGCTTCATGAAATTGCCCTTGTGGAAATCGATACTCGTCGGTCGATTCATAAGGTGTGTCAATACGGCTCGGAGATGATCGTTGCGTGAGTGATCACGGGCGTGTGCGATGTCATCTGTCGTGTAGTGCTTGGGATCAATGCACTCCATCTCAGCCATGAATTCATGGTATTCGTAATCGTCAATGTGTTCCAGCTTCTCCATGAAGATGATGGAGTATTTCGGTCCATCTGCTTCTGGATTTGTACATTGTATCTTACGGATGTCGTAGATTTTCGGCACAAATGGGTTGTTCTGATTCTTCAGGACCCACCGAAAATAGTAGAAGTATCCCTTGTCATGATCGACAACAACTTTCACGACCATGTCATCAATAGCAGGGTGTTGGAAGACATGCGCATTAAAGCCACGCCCCACCATGGTCAACCCTAGGTCATCACGGATGCGGTGAACGTAGTCGCTTTTCGACTCGTCCGAAAGCATCCGCTTCATGCGTCACGCAGAACGAATGTACTTGAACGTGATGACGTGTTCTGCTGTACCATTCGACGCGTAGTCGAATTCGAGAGCGTGATCAATGATGTGCAGGAAGCCAGTGATTTGGCCGTATGCAGTGTCGTTCCCATCCATCAGATCGATGCTGAAGCTTGTTGTGAATTTGCCGCCAGCCAGATCCTGAATCATGTCAAGCATGTCTTGCGCATGAGTCGCTGGTTGTTCTACTGTCAGCACGACGGTCTGTGTGACCATGTTCAGGCTGACCGAAGTCGTCTGCATCGTGATGAGGTTGTATCGTTCACCTGTGAGCTTGAAGCGGAACCGGTTCTTCATGGTTGGATGCAGGATCCCGGAGCCAACGCCAGGAATCCCAATGTCTGCCAGTGATGCCATTTCTTTCTCCCTAGATTTGATCTTCATCATTCGAACCAGGTTGTGTAGTCGCCAGGGAATCGCTCAGGCTGGTAGAGCCACATCGATTCGTCAGAGTTGGTGAGCTTCAAGGAGAACTTGATTTGCTCGAGTGATCCCACCAGAACAGGTGAGATTGCAGAGATAAAGTGCGGTCCCGCTGGAAACATGATCATCGTGCCACGCTGCGGAACCAGGCTGAAGTTGTAGGCAGGAAACTCCAACTTGCCACCATACACCTCGTGACGAGGATCCAGCGGCACTCCGCCACCGTAATCCTTGAGCCAGACGTAGGCAACTAGGTCGACGTCTTTTACCTTGACCCACTTCTTGCGAATGAACTTTGCGTTCTCGCAACCGTGGAGCTCGCAAGGATTCTTCGGATTTTCGAAGTACTGTTGAAAGTGGGGCTTGTCCATTCCCTTGATGAGGGCCTGGTAACGCGATTGGATGTCCGCACCATGTTCGAGAATTTTGTCCTGCAAAAGTGTGACGAGCTCAACATCAGTGATGAAGCGCTCATTCTTCAGTGGACGTCCATCTTCAGTCAGCGAAGGAACACTGATGCCGTATTCGGCTACAATCTTCTCGCAGTTTGCTGGGGAAATAAAATCCTCAACGACATGAAATGGACTATGTGTATGCTTGTCTGCCATTATGCTTTCTTGTCATCAACCTCTGGTTTGGCTCGCTTCTTCTTTGGCACGCCCTTGAGCTTCTCGCATTCACACTCAAAGATTTCCTGAAGGTCCTTGCCAACGCGAAGCTCAGGCTTTTCACCGAGAACAACCTGCACTTCCAGAGATGTGTGCCACTTTTGCGCACCCACATCTACGCGCTGCATTGGCTTCTGCTGGTCAGCAGGCCAGAAGCTGAACTTCGATTCGTTCAGCTTGTATGTGGTCTTCGGACCGACGTCAAGTTCGCTAACAACAAGAGTCGAATGCTCATCTTCAACAAGAGTACCATTGACGGTCTCGCCATCAACAGTCACTGATTCGAAGTTGAAGTCGTCAGCGGCAGCTTCATCAGGAATGTCGATGTCGTCCTGATTGTCGAGGTCATCGGTTGTACCATCATCTGTCGTTTCATCTTCGATTGCTGATTCATCATCAGCAGGTGGTTCGCCATCAGGAGGTGGCAGTCCACCGCCGACGCCACCTGGTGGTGGAATTGCATAGTCAGAACCGAAGCCGTATGCGTTGGCGCCGAACAGGCCGAGAACGATGTGGAGGATTGATTTTGCTTCAGGCGCTTCGACATCAACGTCGTTGCCATTGTTCTTCAAAAGCTTGACAGCGTCGGTGACATCAACATCGGATGGTGCAATGATAACAATCTTTGCCATGGTGATCCCTTACTTGAGACCAGCAAGGGCACGAAGGCGGGCCGTGTTCGTCAGGAACTTGCCCTTTTCTTCCGGCTTGCGGGCCTCAACGATTGAAACTGGTGTCGTCGATTCAGCGTCAGCCGCCATTTTCTGGCGATCAACACCAATACGCTTGACGACCTGATAAGTCTTCGTACTGCCAGTATCTGGGCAGACGATGCCGACGGAGAAGACGCAGTCAAAGGCAACAATCGGATCATCATCTCCGTACGAGACTGCATTGATGCTCTGTGCATAGACCGTAACGTTCTTGACGGGTGCGCTCGATGTGACAGTCGTGACTGTTGAATCGGGTGTCGAGATTGGTGTAGCTGGTAGGCTGACCATCGTGGCGTAACCGCCATCAGCGTAGCTGTCGTCCATCTCGTTTGTTTCTTTTGGGTCCATGTGGGAGCCTCCTGTTCATGCAGCAGTATTTATGGCCTTAGACCAGAACCGTTCCACACGTTTTCCTAATTCTTCGTAGTGTTCGGAGAGGATTACGCTGAATTCTAGAGGGAAACCTGTTTCCGCCACCATCAGGATGACACCAGTATCGATGTCGGTGCCGAACATTTCGTTGTGCGCGATTGCGTAGAAGGCCAACTGCAACTCGTAATTCCCGATGTCCTTGCGGCTTTTGATTCTCGAGGACGTCTTGAAATCAATAATGACTGGCTTGCCTTTGTATTTTCCAATTAGATCACATCGTCCGGCGACTTCAATCGTCTCAGAGTAGAGCGCAACTTCCTGACCCCAGATCTCGTCGATCTTATCAAGCTTGAGTCGCAAAGCGTGAAAAGCAGCAAGATCAGGCTGAGGAACAGGAAGACCTCCAATTTCTGCTTGAACATTCTCACCCTTGAGATAGCGTTCGGCGAGTAGGTGAACATTTGTTCCATGATCGGTTGCCTTCTTTGAAACTTCAGCGGCCTTTGCATGACCGAGAGAGTTGCGCCAATTTTCAAGAGACGCTACCTTTTCAGGTGACTCTGTTGCACCAAGGATCGTTGTGATGGAGGGGTAGAAGCCCTTTGGGCAATCGTACCAGCGCTGTCCATTATGGCTGACAGTCGAAAGCTCTGGGTATGTGAAGCTCAATAGTCTTTCCAGTCTTGGTGCCGAATCATTTGATTGTCACGCACATATGCAGTAAAGAGATGCGCTCGTGGAAACTTCTTCTTCACTCGATCGAGAACCCGTTTGATCGCATCGTTGTCATCTGCCGTGAATGTAATTTCATACGTGTGATCAGATAACCAGTCGTGCCAGATGCTCATATCGCCAGGCTGCAGCTTATCAATTGGATCATGCACAAGTTCAAGGATTGCATCGGCGTCTTCACCACGGCACCAGATCCGGCCGTTGTAGTGATGTTCCTTGAAGCTCTTCAGATGTGACCAGTCTTCCTCGTCTTCGTCGTCGTCATCCTTCTTAGCCTCTAAGAGTTCATTGACCTTCATTGCTTTGCGACCAGGTCTTTGTACTTTTGCTTCACAGCGTCAAGACGTGCTAGGAATTTTCGCTTGCCATTCTCAGTGAGGAACTTCTTGAGACGCGGTTCAATGTACACGAGCGCTTCGTAGATCCATTTCAGAATAGCAGCGCGACCAGTTGGTGATGTCGTCAGCTTCTTATTGCCAATCGCTTCAGCGAAGGTTTCCCCATTGATTGCAGGTGCGCGCAGATGCTTTTGCATATCTGATAACTGCTTCTTACCCTCAACATCAACTGCATCCTGATCAATCTTGGCCATGTTCAACGAGATGAACATGCCAAAGTCTGTGCACAATTCATCGAACAAATTCTGCTGGGCGAGACCCCGGGCTTCTAGGAGTTCAGAGATCTTCATGTATGATTCAACCTACGCAGACGCTTGCTGATGGATTTCTTCCGAGTGCGCTTGGACTTCAGAACTCGCATGATCTTCTTTCGACGACCTGCAATTGAGAGCTTCATTCGAGTAGAAGCTTTCGGCCGAGGTTTGAAGGCGGTGCTGATCTTTGCAACAACACGACCTTTCCGATATCCTGATGTGACGCGAAATCCTTTCTTGATCTTCTTGCCAGATCGACGATAAGCAGTCTTAACTCCTTCGTCAATTGTAACATCCTCATCTTCTTCAGCTGGTGCATCTTCAGGTTCTCCCTGTTCGATGCCCATTTCTTTGAGAGTGTCAAGATCAAGAACGACGCCAGATGGGTAGACTTCGTCGTTGACGCGAGTCAGGACGATAGAGTCATCTGTCGGTTCAACGAGAAC